TACCCATGCAAACGGCAATCAACACGGCAACGGCTGTAGCACCGCAAGAAGCCAGCACCACTGGCTATTTCATTACCACCCCACTCATCCGCCTGGATAACGGCACCATCGTTGAGCCATTCCTACTCGCGCAGTACAACAGCTGCGTTGATGAAGAAGGCAAAGCCTTCGTGGATCCGCAGCAGGTGCCCCGCGTCGAAATCGATTACGACGAAGCCCGCGCAGCTTGCACTAAAGCTGGCGGCAGCATGATCACACTCCTGCAAGCCCATGCCATCTCCCTTGATATCTCCCGCCAGCCTGAGAACTGGACCGGGGGAGAAGTCGGCAAAGGCAATATCTACATGGGCCTGCATAAAGGCTCGGTCTTTGGCGCCAAAGACGGCAATTTTGAATCCACGGATCCAGAGGAACGCCGCTGGCACGTGCTGAGCAACGGCGAACGCATTTACGACTGGGCAGGCCATCTGTTCAGCTGGATGCAAGCCGCCGACCTGGGCGACGAAGACGGCCTGATCAACAAGCCATTCCATGCAGGCCACTACAGCCTGACTATTCCTTTCGAACGCATGACCCACGGCATGGGCTGGCTGCCTTCTCTGCCCGCTGATTGGTCTGGCCATGCGCTCATCCGGGGCGGCTACTGGAGCTCGGGCGACCTCGCGGGCGTGTTCTCTCTCGACAGGGTTTGGCGAGACCTCCGCCGCGGCGACGTGTCTTTCCGCTGCACCAAGAGTCTCGGGTAACTGGTCACTTGCTCACGGCGAAGCAGTGAGCATCCCCTCTTAATCTATCGGAGCAATCAACATGAATACAGTTGCAGAAAATCTGCCTCAGGACCAAACGCAGGCTGGCATTTACGCCAAGTTCACCGTCACGCGTAATGATGGCAAGGACGCACCAGGTGAGCGCCACCACGGGGATGAATACTTTGTCCTTAACCTCACCACCGACAAGCACGCGCTGGTTGCGCTGGATGCCTACGGCAAATCCTGCGCAAGCAAATATCCCGTATTGGCAAGCGACATCAAGCAGAAGCTGGCGGCACTATCTGTCAATAAGCGCGACATGATTACCACCCCGCGCATTACCCTGCCTAACGGCACAGTGGTTGAGCCATTCCTTGTCGGCAGATACCACACCAGCAAAGGCCTGGGCGACGGGCTGGAAATCAACCCGGATAACACACCATGGGTGCGCGTCAATTACGACGAAGCCCGGCAGGCATCAGCTGATGCAGGCTTATCACTGATCACCGAACTGCAGTATCTGGCAATCGCCTATGACATCAGTCAGCAGCCGGAAAACTGGACTAGCGGCAAGGTGGGCGAAGGTGAGATTTTCCGCGGACTGCATCAAGGTAATGTTGGCAGCGCGCAAGACGGCCATTACGAAAGCACGGTGGAAACCGAGCGCCGCTGGCATGTGCTGAGCAATGGCGAACGGATCTATGACTTCTCCGGCAACGTTTACAGCTGGGTATTTGATGACGTGCAAGGTGATGAAAACGGCATTATCGCCAAACCATTTGCAGAAGATTCCCCAACCGTCACAACCGCCCCCTACGCCAATCGCACCCATGGCATTGGTGATACCAGCATTGGCGATGGTGATTGGTCTGGCCATGCGCTCATCCGGGGCGGCTACTGGCACTCGGGCGACGTCGCAGGCGTGTTCCGTCTCTACAGGGGTTGGCGGGGCTGCCGCGTCGGCGACGTGTCTTTCCGCTGCACCAAGAGTCTCGGGTAACTGGTCACTGATAGGCCAGGGCGCAAGCGCTGGCCGGGGAGATTGCCACCATGTCAAAAGTCACAATTCTTGTTCCAGCCGAAGCCGAGCTGATGGAGATAGCAAAGCAGGCACAAGCCAGCCACTTGCACCTCATCAGCAATGGTCAGCGCAGCGTACTAAGCCCCGTGGTTTTGCCTGGCTGGCGCGTGCTGATAGCGCCAGATAGCTCGAAGGTTGCGCAAGCGATCAAGGCGGCAGCATGAAACGCCTCATGTTTGGTCTGGCACTTTTTCTTCTCGCCTTCTTCCTCACCGTTTACGTCATGAGCTGGGTGAGCTTTTTGGTGAGCCTTTTAGGGAGCATCGAACCATGAAGCAAACCATTTACGCTGCCTTAAAACTGGTCCCGCGCACACTGCTCGCGCTCAAATTTTATACCCGCCTCAACTACAGCTGGCGGACTGCTTGGTACAAGGCTCAACGATGAACAACATCATCATTCCACCGCTGCGCAACATGATGGCGCATGGCTATGAATTCAGGCCTGCATTCCGCCAGATGATTCTTTCAGGCGAAAAGCGGCAGACATTCCGCCCATTGCGCTTGGGGCAATCTAGCCCGCTTGTGGGTGAGCGCATTGTTGGCTGGGTTGATAAGGCCAACGGCAAGGCTGACCTGATTCTTGATGAGGAAATCACCCTCGTGCAGAAGTTGCACCTCGACTTCACGGCGCCGGATCCACTCTGGATCAATAACAAAACCCTTAACCGTGATGAGCGCGAGTCTTTTGCGCTTAAGGATGGGTTCCGCAATTACCGCCAGCTGGCCAATTTCATTATCAGCGTCTATGGCATGCATGCCTGGGATGGCGTTGTGATTCATTGGGGTAAAGCATGATCAAGCCAGCAATCCGATATCACGGCGGCAAATTCAGGCTTGCGCAATGGGTAATGCAATTCATGCCCGAGCATCAATGCTACGTCGAACCATTTGGCGGAGCTGCAGGGGTGCTTATCCAAAAGGAACGCGCTTATGCAGAGGTTTATAACGATCTGGACGGCGATATGGTGAATTTTTTCCGCGTTGTTCAGGATCCAGAGACCCGCGCCCAGCTAATCGAACTTTGCCTCTTGACACCATACGCACGGGAAGAGTTTGAGCTTGCCTGGCAGCCAACAGATAACAAGGTTGAGCGCGCCAGGCGCACCGTTATCCGTGCACAGATGGGCTTCGGGTCAGCCGGAGCAACCAAGGGTAAAACTGGCTTCCGCATAGACTCAAAACGGGATTACGGCACAGCAATGGATTTATGGGCCGAGTATCCCGAGAACATCCGCCAGGTAGGTGAGCGTTTTTCACGCGTACTGATCGAGAACCGCGATGCGCTTGAGGTCATGCAACAGCATGACGCCACCAATACCATGCACTTCGTGGATCCACCGTATGTATTTGACACAAGGGTGATGACGCACCACATCTATTACAAACATGAGCTGGACGATGCCGGGCATTTAAAGCTGCTTGACTGCATAAAGACCTTGAAAGGCTTTGTTGCAATCAGCGGTTATGACTCTGAGCTGTATCGAGACAATCTTTCAGGCTGGGACATTCACACAACGCAGGCAAGAATATCGGCCAATCGCGGTGCCAAACTGCGCACTGAATGCCTTTGGATCAATCAAGCCTGCACCGAAGCACTCAAGGCAGCCGAACGCCAGCAAAGGATGTTCGGATGAAAAACAGAACAAAACCCCTGCTGATGCAGCAGAACCTTGATATCCACCGTGAATTGATCGTAGACGGTTTTGCTGGCGGCGGCGGTGAATCGGAAGGCATCAAAATAGCATCGGGCCGCAATCCGGATATTGCCATCAACCACAATGACGACGCGCTGAGCATGCACCGTATCAATCATCCTGATACCCGTCATTTTGTGGCTGATGTGTTTGAGGTTGATCCGCGCACTGTCACCCAGGGCCGACCTGTAGGCCATTTTCACGCAAGCCCTGATTGCACCCACCATAGCCAGGCCGCAGGCGGCCAGCCCCGCAATGAAAAACGGCGGGCGCTGTCATGGGTGGTTGTTAGATGGGCGGGCCAGGTGAGCCCCCGCGTCATCACGTTGGAGAACGTCAAGCAAGTTCAGCAATGGGGACCGCTGATCGCCAAGCGCGACAAGAAAACGGGCAGAGTTGTAACTCTTGAAATTATCGTAGATCCACTCACCGGACAAAAAGTGAATCGAATTGCTGAGCGAGGTGAGCGCGTACCGCGTGAGCTGCAATATCTGATCCCAGACCCCAAGCACAAAGGACGTACCTGGAAACGCTTCTTGCAGATACTGCGCGGCATGGGCTATGACCTGAATGTGCAGATGATGCGCGCCTGCGACTATGGCGCTGGCACAACTCGTGACCGCTTGTTTATGCATGCCCGCAATGACGGGAAGCCCGCCACATTCCCCGAGCCTACGCACTTCAAGAACCCCAAGAAGGGCCAGAAGAAGTGGAGCGCTGCGCACGAGCATATTGATTTCAGCATTGAAGGTAAGTCGATATTCGACCGCAAGAAGCCCCTGCAGCCAAACACGTTGAAGCGGATTGCCAAGGGCATCAAGCGCTTTGTGCTGGATAACCCGGACCCATTCATTGTCCAGCTGACGCAAAGCAGCAGCGAAAGCATGCACAGCGTGCGCGAGCCGTTGCGCACGGTCACAACGGCCAAAGGCGGCGAGTTTGCCATAGTGAGCCCTGTCATGGTTCAAGCCGGACATGGCGAAGGTTCGCCAGGTGGAGTTAAGCGCTGGGGGGATGGTGCAAAATCTGCCGAAGATCCAGCAGGCACGATCATGGCAAGCGGCGGTGGCCAGTCAGTAGCTATGGCATACCTGCAGCAGTATTACGGTATGAAATCAGAAAACGAGGCACGCGGCGCTGAGCTGGTCGATCCATTGCTGACACAGACCACTGAAAACAGACATGCGATTGTCACTGCCCACCTGGCGCAGATGAATGGCGGATTCTATGACGGCGCTGGCAATGATGCCCGTGACCCTATGTCTACGATCACAAACACTGGCAGCCAGCAGCAGCTGGTCACCGCATTCCTCTCGCGGCAGTTTGGTACCAGTATCGGGCACAGCGCCAACGATCCACACGGCACGTTCACCACAGAAGGCGGCGGCAAGTCGGCATTGGTTGAATGCGTGCTGTCTCCGGACGACGAGGCCAAGGCGCTGCGCGTTGCTGCATTCCTGATGAGTTACTACGGCACGGACAATGTGAGCGACCCACGTGACCCGCTGGCAACCGTCACCACCAAAGACCGCCTGGCACTGGTAACCGTCTACTACCACGGCACGCCCTATGTGATCGTGGATATCAAGCTGCGCATGCTGGAGCCAAAGGAACTGTATTCCGCGCAAGGCTTTGGCCCTCATTACATCTTCACCCATGGCCACGATGGTCGGAAGTTCTCAAAGTCCACACAGGTGCGTATGTGCGGAAACAGCGTTTCCCCTTACCCAGCCGCCGCCCTCTTTGCCGAGTGCCACAGAGATGAAGACATGAGGTTAGTAGCATGACACCGCTCAAGATCAAAGAAGCCAGCAACTTGCACAAAATCCTTTTGGCATTGCGGGCAGGACCCATGGATAACGTGGAACTGATGGAACGTTTTCCAAAGCTAAACGCAGGTGATTGGTCACCGCTGGTTAAGGCAGGATACATAAAACAATCAGACGGGATTTACTCCATCACTCAAACAGGGCGTGAAGCTTGTCCCGCAAGGCGAGATATTGCCGCTAAAGCGCATGCAAAAATGCCAAAAACAAAAGGCTTACAAACACCAGAAGACACCGATGTATCTGGAATTACAACGCGCCTTCTAATTGCTTTTGTAATTGGCAATCCAGGCGCAACTAAAGAGCAAGTCTATGCACATTTTGCACCTGAAAAAAATCAGTATGCCAAGCGCTTTAGATTGCGGGAAGTTATTTATTACAACGTCAATAAAGCCAAGTCGATACGCATTATCAACAATAGATTTTATATCGACTGTCAGCCTTCGGTAGCAATATCTCGCCCTAAAAAAACAGGGCCATTAAATCCCTACGGAGCAACTCATGAACACTTTCAATAAAGCTATTGCCAATAATCCACTTTCGATGGAAACACTGCGCGCAGCCAATATTGCACGTGACAAAGAATGGGGGAAGGGACAGAAATTTAGCCTTTCATATCGCGGCAACGAACTCGCAGGCGAAACAGGTGAGGCATGTAACGAACTCAAAAAACTTGAGCGCGAAAAGATGGGGCTTGTTGGCTCAAGAACGACCATCGAGAAACTGGCTGACGAGCTTGCGGATGTGATCATCTGCGCTGACCTTGCCGCTATGGATGCAGGAATTGATTTAAGCGAGGCCGTGATTCGTAAATTCAATACCACCTCAGAAAAGTATGGGCTCGATACGCGTTTGGAATCCAAATGATCATCGTCAATTACGCCCTATTGGCGGCATTTGCTGCCCTTGCCATTGGCTGGCTTATAGCAGGTGACCGGCTTCAATCCATTTACTGGACCGGGGCTTTCCTTTGCACCGCAGGAGTGACCTTTAAATGACTG